TAGCCCACAATAGATATCATAGGCTGCAAACATCTCTCTGCCTAGAGTCGCTGCATCAGGAACATTATAATCGCAGATAGCATTATACCATTCTGCTCTGTGATTGTGCCTGTCAGCATAACACTCATCTTCATCAGCGTATCCATACTTGTCCTTTAAATCATCATAGATGAATAACTTTGAGCAAAACTTACTGCTGCTTTCAAATGTATATCCGTATTCGTCACGCAGGATTTCGCACACAGTATCTTTTCCATGGCGCCCATGTCCAATAACAAGTAATTTAGGTATCATAATATCTCCGTATAATGTAATTTACACTATAACAGATTTTTTATGTATTGTCAAGTAGTTTATCCGATTAAAAATCCGTATCCAGTTCCGCCGGAGATAGCAGTTGATACTTCTTGCTCTAGTTTTTCCATTTCTTGCATTGCTTCATTTTTAAGATCATTCCCGTTAAGTGTTGAACCACCTTGCGGACCTGCAATAGTAGCAAATTTACTACGTGCTTCGCCTAGCATATATTTGCAACTTGCTAGGGTATAATCTTTAATCCATTGCACTGCTAAGTAATCACTTAAAAGTTGCTCATCGGGTCTATAGTTATATGCATATATCATTACTTCTTCGTCAGTACGTGGTCGTTGTAATATTGTAAGTTTCTTAGTTGAGGAGTTCCATTTAAATTCAATAAAACTACCAAACATACGTCCTACTAGTTCTTGATAACCAGCGAACATTTCGTATGTAGCAAGTCCTCCCATCTGAGTAGAACCACTAAGTAAATATGTATTTGTATACGCAAGATTAAATGGCTCAAATAAACTGCCGCCGCCACCGTTGCCTGTACGTGATCCAATACTTCTTCGGAACAATTGTCTAACTTCAATTACTTCTGATGGAAGTATGTATTCGTTTTGATCTTCTATTAATTTTAAAAAAAGATAACTTTCTTCAACTGCATGATCGCTACGCATTCTATAACGTGTTAATGCTTTAGTTAACCCTGTTTGGTAATGTATAGGATCAAGTTCAACATCGACCATACCTCCGCCAAGCATTGTATTTACGTAATCAAAGATTTCTTGTTTTTTAGTTGCTAATGTCATATAAACTTCTCCACTAGTATTTATCGTTACGATAAATATACATATGCCGAGACTATCTTTATATAAACCAGAGCGTGGCAATGATTACGCATTTTTAGATAAATCGATTAGTGAAATGTTCACTATCGGTGGTACCGATGTATTTGTACACAAATATCTTGGTCCTAAAGATGTAAGTAGTGATGCTGCAACAGCAGATCAACCATCATATGTGGGAGGATCTACAGAGACATCAATACAGGATATGCTATTCTTAGAAAATAGGGATCGAAAATATGATCCTAACATTTATAACTTAAGAGGCATTTACAATGTCCAAGATATAGATTTTGACCTTAGTCAATTTGGTTTATTTTTAAGTAATGATACATTGTTCATGACAATACATATTTCTGATAGTGTAAGAATATTAGGAAGGAAGGCTATGGCCGGTGATGTAATTGAATTACCGCATTTAGTAGATGAACATGCATTAAATGATTATAGTGTTGCATTAAAAAGATTTTATGTTATCGAAGATGTAAATCGTGCTAGTGAAGGATTTTCACCTACGTGGTATCCACACTTATATAGATTAAAGTTAAAACAAATATATGACGGTCAAGAATTTAAAGAAATTTTAGATTTACCAGCTAATGAAGAAGAACCAGGAGAAGGTTCATTAAGAGATATTCTTAGTACGTATGAAGTTGAGATGCAAATTAACGATGCTGTTGTAGCACAAGCAGAAACTGATGCAGGGAAAAGCGGCTACGAAACTGCACATTATTATTCACTATCAACAAATTCTGACGGTAGTGTAGATTTAGAAACTGCACAAACAGATTCTAACGGAAATACTGCTGCAAGACCAGCAAGATCAGGATACAACGGGTATCTGTTAGGAACAACTGATGCACCCAATGGAGCAGAATTTGGTATGGGTATTAGTTTTCCGCTTGAAAGTCAAGCAGGAGACTATTTTTTAAGAACTGATTTTTTACCAAAACGACTTTTTAGATATAACGGATCAAGTTGGACTAAGATGCAAGACGGTGTAAGGGTAAATATGTCGCAAACTGACACAAGAAATACACAAAAAACTTCGTTTATTAATAATACAAACTCTAGTAACATTGCCGGTGAAACTATTAATGAAAGACAAAGTTTAAGTAAAGCATTACGTCCTAAAGGACTAGAAACGGATAATTAATAATCATGCAACATTTTTATGATGGACAAATACGTAGATACATTACCCAGATGATTAGAATGCTTAGTAATTTTGGGTATCAAGATATCGAAGGTAATGTAGTACGTATACCAGTTACCTACGGAGATTTAACACGACAAGTTGCAAATATAATGCGTGACAATAGCGAAAACAAAATTCCTAGTGCGCCAAGAATGGCCGTTTATATTACTGGATTAGAAATTGATCGTTCAAGGACTGCTGACCAATCTTTTGTAAGTAAGTTAAATATAAGAGAACGTAAGTATGACTCATCCGGTAAGGAATATCTAGATGAGCAAGGTAAAAATTATACAGTAGAACGTTTAATGCCAACACCGTATACTCTAAGTGTTAGTGCAGATCTTTGGAGTACTAATACAGATCAAAAACTACAAATACTAGAACAAATATTAGTATTGTTTAATCCAAGTTTAGAAATACAAACTACAGACAACTATATAGACTGGGCAAGTTTAACCGTAGTAAACTTAGAAGGTATTACATATAGTAGTAGAAGTGTTCCGGTTGGTATTGATAGTGAAATAGATATTGCTACACTACAGTTTCAAGTTCCGATTTATTTAAGTGCCCCTGTAAAAGTAAAAAGACTAGGTGTTATTACAAATATTATACAAAGTATTTTTCATGCCGATTCAGGAGAAATTGACTTACAATTAACTCCTTTACAAAATACAGATAATATTCCGGATGATTACTATACAGATATTGCAGAACAACCGTTGATAAAGACAAATTATCAAGGATACGGCATGTTTATTGATAATACATCTATACAGATTGTTAGTAAAAATAAAGTTGGCACTGTACCATGGGATGACTTGTTAGAAGCATATCCTGGACAGTATAGTGCAGGAATTAGTCGAATTTATCTTACAAATGAAAATTTAAATAACGAAATAACAGGAACCTTTGCATTAAATGAATTAGATACAACAAAAATTGTTATAGATTGGGACTTAGATAGTTTACCTACTAATAGTGTGTTTACAAGTAACTTTAGAGATGCTAATCAATTATCTACAATCGATGCAATTATAGATCCTTTAATATTAAATCCTATCGACTTTGAAGTTCAAGGTTACAGATTTTTAATAACAAATTCTATTAATAAAAATGAAGCATGGAATAATTTAGTAGCAAATACTAATGATATTATTGAATATAACGGTACAAATTGGTACGTATTATTTGATAGTGAAAATAGTAATCCTGTATCATATGTAACAAATACTAATACAGGTAAACAGTATTACTGGAGTGGAGAACAGTGGTTGTTAAGCATCGAAGGTGAGTATTCAAAAGGTAACTGGAGACTTAGTTTAGACGGCTAACTACTTGTATGAAAGAAATTTTATGTAGTGGCGCAATTTTTTTTGCAAAAGACACTAAACGTATGTTATTTTTACATAGAAAAAATGGAAATAAAAGTAATCAATGGGGAATTGTCGGCGGAAAGGTTGAACAAAATGAATCAGTATGGAATGGACTAAAAAGAGAAATACTAGAAGAAATTGGTCATACTCCTGAAATTCAAAAAACTATACCCTTAGAAACGTTTGTAAGTAATGATAGTAAATTTAGCTTTCATACATACTTATGCATAGTTGATAATGAGTTTATTCCAATACTTAATGTTGAGCATGATAGTTATGCCTGGTGCTCATATAAAAGCTGGCCAAAGCCGTTACATATAGGTGTAAAAAGTAGTCTATCAAACACCACTATTAAGAAAAAACTCGAGACTGTGTTTGATATAATAGACTTTATTTAAATGTCAGTTGTGAGTGTTGATGGCCAGGCTCTGCCATTGCCCCATAAAATTCGTACTGCTCCCTGAGCACCAGATCCTCCTGAACCAAATGTATCGTCTTCTCGACCTGAGCCACCGCCGCCATAATTGCCGCCGTTGCCAGTGCCGGTTGATCCACCTGATCCGCCTGTCCCTGGGTTGTTGGTACTGCCGCCTCCGCCGTTGGTTCCTTCACCCAAAATA